GGCTGGCGACGAGCGCCTCGAGATACGGATTACCGATATCAACATGCCGGAGATGAGCGGCTACGAGCTCGCCGAAAAAGCGAAGCGCGCGAGAAAGAATCTCGGGGTGATCGTGTTGTCGGGCCGGGAGACCGAGCCGCACGGCTTCCCGATGATCCGAAAGCCGTTCTTGCAGGAGGACTTGGCGCGCACCATGGAGCACACGACCGGGCTCTGCTGAAGCGGCCTTCGGTCTATTCCCGGGGGGTGTCGCGCTGCGATTGCGGCTGCCCGATCCGCTCGAGCACGCGGGCGCGCTCCATATACTCGCCCGCTATCTTGATGAATGTGTCCCGGACGTCGCTGGACTGGCTTTGCTGGGCGAGCCGGCGGTAACGCTCGGCCTCGGCGTGTAGGCGTTTGGCTTCCGTCATGCGCGATTCGCCCGTGCGGGGGGGAGCAGTCGTGCCGATAACCCCTTGGCCGGCAAATGGTTGCGTCCCCCCTGCCGGGGTAGTTAATGCTGGCTTGACGCCGGCCGCTCGCGCCGGTCTAGTCGTGGGGGGCGTTGGGGGATCGGGATACGTGCCGACGGCTGCTGCGAGGGCCAAGCGTTACAGCGAGCTGGCCGACCAGTGTCACAAGCTCGCTGAGCGTCAGGCCGACCCGGTCGTGCGCGGTCATTACGAGGCGATCGCCGATCATTATCTCAGCCTCGCCGAAGGCGAGCTCCGGCTCGCCGAGCGCGAGGTCGCGGCCAAGCCCGAGCGCAATTCGATGAATTAGGGACATGCGCGGCCGAATGCGGGCGGCCGCATCACGTTTCTCCACGTTCCGAGGGATGGCGGCCGGATGGCGTCGGGCCGGTTGCGTGCCGCTCGGTTGCATTCGGCAATACGACGGGTTCTGTTCGGTGCTTTCCCGGAATTGCTGCGTTCGCGTCGAATTTGCACCCTTCGCCATGGGGCGCCGACGGGGCCGCTTGAACGCGCGCGGTTGGCGACCCAAATTGAGGAGTGCCGGAAATTCTGGATCGAAGCCCGTTGTTCCTGCGGAGGCTGCCGTCCGCATCGAACGCGCGGGCCAAGAGGCTGCAATGGCGAGGCTGCCGAGCCAGAGGATCGTCGCGACATTATTCAAGCGGTTCGACGCCCAGCACTGGCGGGACCGGGCCGGCGAGGCGCGCGCCAACGCCGCCAAGCTGGACGACCCGGACGCCAGGCGCCTGATGTTCGAGATCGCGATCACGTATGATCACCTTGCGATCAAGGCCGAAGAAGTCCGGTCGCGCTGAGCAGGCGAGCGGGGCCGGGATACGCGCGCTCGTTGCTCGATTCTTGCCCGCATGCCGTTTCGTGTGTGCTACCTTCCCGAGTGTTCCGGCCGCAGTGGCCGGCAATGGGCCCAGGGGGGATGGCCATGCGCAAGCTGATCGCCGCGCTGATCGCGGCAGGCGCTATTTCGCTCGCGACGATCCCGGCGCGCGCACAACCGTTGCCGACCAAGCTCCAGCCCGGATGGCGCTACCCGTGCAGCTTTTGCATGTACACATGGCGCGGAGGCGAGCCGTATCGCACGGGTGGATATAATGGGCCGGTCAGGGCGACCAGGTCGGCCAGAGCGGCGAGGGCGTGGTGCTCCGGTCCGGCCTGCGTCAGGCAGAAACGCAAAGCGCGGTAGGGGCGGGGCTCGTTCCCGGGCCTCGTCTGGCTTTCAGTAAGGCCACTCGCTCATCTCCTGCTCCTTCACGATCCACCGCAGACTGCGTTCGAAGGCCGCATGGGTTCGTTCGAACGTCGCAAGCACGTTCTCCGAGTGCATCGTCGGATGGCCGGCCGCGCGTCTCCGCGCGATCAGCTCCCGTTGCCGCTCGATGATGCGGCGGCTCTTCTCCAGACGATGTTCGATCATGGCGCGGTGGTCGACAGGCATCCCGATTCCGTTCGCTTGGGGGAGGCGGGATACATCGCCGCTTTGCGCAAGTCGAGTGACAAATATTTTAGTTGTGCGACCGCGCCCTGAAGCAAACTTGGGTTGTCATCCAGGCGAGCAGGAGGTGGTCCCGCGAGCTGCCGCTTTCAAACAAGAGTCTTGACAGCCATTTTTTTGACGATCGCCGCCGGCCGTGCTAGGAGAAAATCCACAGTTGGAATTGCGCCCGCCCGGAAGCCGAGCGGGCGCTTTGCGTTTCAGCCCGCAGACGGGCGATAGCTCGGGGGCAGCAGGACCTCCGTTGGCGCGAGCCATCTAGTCCGGCGGAAATTTTTGAGCCAACGCGAACAAGAGTCTTGACAGGCATTTTTTTGACGGCCGCCCTCGCGTGGTGTAGGAGAAAATCCACAGTTGGAATTGCGCCCGCCGGGAAAGCCGAGCGGGCGCTTTACGTTTCAGCGTGTTCTTCTGAGATCGTGGGCTGATGATGTGATCGAAAACGGCCCGGGGGCGCGGCGAGGACGTCGTTGACCCTCAAATGCATCGCCGTAATTCAATGCCCGCTTTCGCCGGTCTCGGTGTGGGCGTCAGGGTGTCGTTACGGCGCCCCACTGACGTTCGTTTTGCCTTGAGGGCGCCGAGACAGTGCGTCGCCGGACCGAAAGACTCTAACGGGCCATCATTGCCCGCGCAGTCACGCGCGGCCTCGAAATAGCGGGCGCCGCAGTGTTCGGCCGCGCAAGGCAGTATTGGCCCGTCGATGCGACACGGCCCTTATCGATCGCGCCGAAGTACGTTTCGATCGCCCCGGCGTGCATGCCGTACACCGGCTCGTTCAGGAAAAGTCCGTCGAACCGGCATCCGCCATCGAACGGCTCGTTGTTGCCGCGAAAATTCACCGCGAGACCGTCCACGCCCAGCCGATCACTCACCTTCCTTGCCACCGGGAAGGCCAAAAGCGTGTTCGGATCATTATCGCAACGCTTTTTTGGCGCATCGAACGAGATGTAAACCGCTCTACCGTCTCCCGTCGGTGGCAAAGAGGGCAGCCGGCCCTCGCCTGTGAGTTTCGGATGCCAGAGCGGAATGGGAATACGTGTTTCATTCAAGCGCCGGCACGACGGCAGGAACTTACCTTGCCCGGAAAGCTGGATGCCCTGGCCGAAATGAGGGGCTGGAATATGACCCCCGAGGCAGTAGCGTCTCGATGACACGATGTCGAAAGTGTCGAGGCGGCGGAAGGTGATTTCGGCCGCTGTGGTGAGCTCGGGTTGGAGGGCGTAAAAGCCGGAGAAATTGACATCGCCCTGAGCGCTTTGAGGCTGGCCCCGAAATATGACCTTCAGATCGCCTGCGTCGGGATCGCCTTTTCCGGTTCGTAGCGCAACCAAATAGGCGACACCCGCCTCCTCGACATCGACCTCTTGTATCGACGCCGTATAGGAGATGTAGACGATCGTGTCGGCATTGAGCGGCCGCGCGGCCATGAACTGGCGAATGCCCGACAGATCCTCGCGCCAGAGCGGAATGGGAGTCCGGGTCTCGGCCATAGGCCGACAACGCGGCAAGGCCGGCTCCTCGGATAAAGTCGCCGCCGAGGTTGCGTGCGCGCAAAGTAAAAAAAGCAGGACGAGACAACGCGCCAAATTCGAGATCATGATGTTAGCCCCCGCCGTTCAATCGGCTGGGCGATGGACGGCCAAACAATGGTTTCTGGGTAAAATGGCAAAATCTCGGCAAGGTCTCGGGTTGGCCACGCCATGTCTCTTCCGGTCTCTTTGCGAGCTGCTAATCGCGACGCCGACGGAGACGCCGATGGCTTTGCCTTCACCGCGAACGAACGCTTTGCATGTGGGAAGCGTGGCTTGCGGAGCCATCAGCCCCGCATGGGGCAAAGTTCATTCGCTCTGCGGTCCAACCACGTCGATGCGAATCCGCGCAAGTGTCCCCACGCGTAAAACCGGATGTTTAATGACCGAGCGCGTCTCCGCTTCGGAAACCTCGGTCAGGGCGACTGTCTTGCTGGCAGCGCCACGCCGATCGGTGGGAAGAACTATCGGATCCCTGGCGTTCTGAGAGAGGAAAATAACCCGACCCGATTCATTTGGAACCGGCTCGAGCGCGATGATAGCCCTGCCCGGAGCAAATAATGCCATCACCTCGAACCGATACGGCACGCCCGAAACGTTGAGCCGCCAAGGGCCACGGCAGCGAGACCCCGCACATGGAATTGAAAAGCCATCGCCGATCGGAGATCCCCATGGGGTCAGCGGCGTAATCCTCATCTTCGTTCCGCCTTCCTCCGCACGGGCGAAACCAATGACCGCGGCCAGCGTCAGGATGCAGAGGACTGTGCGTTTTGCCTTCATGGGCTCCACCGCAGGATATTCGCCGTCTCCGATACTCGCACCTGATTCGGCGACAATGCGTAAATCGTATTGTACCGTAGGTGCGTTAGTCGGAATAGGTCCGTGTGGCCAGGTCCGCGCGGTTGCAGGCTCCTCCACGCGTCCGGAATCGCCGTCCGATCTTTCGCCATCAGGCAATTGACTCTTGACAGGCGTTTTTTTGACGAACGCCTCCAGGTCGTGTAGGAGAAAATCCACAGTTGGAATTGCGCCCGCCGGGAAGCCGAGCGGGCGCTTTACGTTTCAGCGCGTTCTTCCACCCCCTCATCAAACTGCGAGCGATCCTATGCCGACCATTTGGGATTTGCTGCCGGCCAGCCTTTGGCCGACGCAGCCGTTCATTCCGCCCGTCAATTCACGACCCGATTCTGGCTGGTCGGTGCGCCGTGCCCCCGCCCCATGGCAAGCCACCGCATTCATCCCGGACTATATTGCGCCCGATGCGATGGCGTCATGGCCGTCGTCGGCGCTGCCCGACACGTCCTTTGGCGCGCCGTCACAGCTCGGGCCGGATCGTGGTCCTGATCCTGCCGTTGACGATCGTTACCGGCAGATGCTGGCGGACGCCAAGCGCGCGTATGATTTCGTCATGTGGCACTTCGGCCAACCAAGCAGAGATCCGTTACGGCCGGAGCGACCGCCGCAAGAGCAACCGCCGGCAGTACCGCGAAAGAGCCCGAAGCCGCCGGATTCGATCGAGAGCGCACCATTGGGGCCGCCTATTCCGCCGGACGGGTACAACGAATGGGACAAACCAGATCAATTCTATGAAGACTCAGAGTTTTTCAACGTGGATCCAGGGATCATCGCCCGAAATCCGGATCCCTACAGGACCTTGGACGGTAGCATGGTGATCGATCCGGAGAACATTCTCACGCTGCCATTTCACTTCAGGAAACGCGCGGTGCGTAGACCGACGCGCAATATATAAAACCACGCAACCATAAGGCCTGTCGGAAAAAGAAGCCCGGACATCCCACGCGCGATCGGTAGCCTTGGCACTCTGCTTTTTGACGGCCACGCCACGTACGGAAAGAGCCATAGCTACGCCCGCCGGGAAGCCGCGCGGGCGCTTTGCGTTTCAGCCAAAGGAACGCATCGCCCGACCGGTATCCGGGCCCATAGCTCGAGACGAGGCGCTGCGCGCCGCTCCTCACCATGAGGTCTTCGAGTCAGGCGGGACCAGCGCCCGCGCACAACATCGCAACTATAGAGCCAATTTGCCCATGCCCAAAATGTCGCTTTCCGATCTCAAGGCCATGCTGGCCTCCGAGCGCGCGGACGCGCTGGCCGCGGTCTCGTCCTCGAAGCTGTCGAGCGAGCGCGCCGACGCGATGGATTATTACCTCGGCGACATGACGCACGACATGCCGTCGCCCGAGGGCCGCTCGCGCGCGGTGTCGACCGACGTGGCCGACACCATCGAGGGCCTGATGCCCTCGCTGATGGAAATCTTCGGCGGCGGCGACGAGGTCGTGCGCTTCGAGCCGGTCGGCCCGGAGGACGTCGCCGCCGCCGAGCAGGAGACCGACTACGTCAACCACGTCTTCATGCAGGCCAATCCGGGATTCCTGATCCTCTATTCCTTCATCAAGGACGCGCTGCTTTCCAAGGTGGGCGTCGTCAAGGTGTGGTGGGAGGAGCGCAGCCTGGAGGAACGCGAGACCTATTACGATCTGCCCGACGACGGCTACGCGATCCTGGCGGCCGATCCCGATATCGAGATCGTGGGGCACAGCGCGCGGCCGGCGGTCGCGCCGCCGGAAGGCGACGAGACGCTCGAAGGCCTGTCGATGCTGCACGACGTCGAATGCGTGCGCGCCAGAAGCGCCGCCGGCGTCAAGATCGAGCCGGTGCCGCCCGAGGAGTTCGGCATCAGCCGCAACGCGCGCTCGCTGCGCGATTGCGACTATGCGTTCCACAAGGTCCTGCTCACGCCCGCCAAGCTGATCGCCCAGGGCTACGACAAGGCCCAGGTCGACGCGCTGCCGACCTATTCGGCCATCACCAACACCGAGGAAGTGCGGCGCGACACCGTCAATGAATATCAATACACCGGCGACGAGAACAACAAGGCGGCGCGGCGCATCGAGGTCACCGAGCATTATGTGCGAATGGATTATGAAGGCAACGGCAAGGCCGGCCTCTATCAGGTGACCAGCGGCGGCAGCCAGGGCGACATCCTCACCAAGGACGGCAAGCCCGATATCCGCCCGATCGACGAGATCCCGTTCGCCGCCATGACGCCGGTGATCGTGACGCACCGCTTTTTCGGCCGCTCGATCGCCGACCTGGTGATGGATATCCAGCGCATCAAGACGGCCTTGCTGCGCAGCATGCTGGACAACGCCTACCTCGCCAACAACCCGCGGGTGGAGGTGGCCGAGCAGTTTGCCTCGCCCGAGACCCTCGACGATCTCCTGGTGTCGCGCCCGGGCGGCATCGTGCGGACGCGGCAGCCCGGCGGCCTCAACTGGCAGCAGGTGCCGAGCATCGCCGGCCAGGTCTTTCCGGTGATGGAATACATGGACGCGACGCGCGAATTCCGCACCGGCGTGACCCGTCAGGGGCAGGGCATCGACGCCAACAGCCTGCTGAACCAGAGCGCGACCGCGGTCAACCAGGTGTTCACCGCCGCGCAGGCCCGCATGCGGCTGATCGCGCGCATCTTCGCCGAGACCGGCATCCGCGATCTTTTCCGGCTGGTCCACGCCACCATCCGCAAGCACGGCGACCAGGCGCAGACCTTCCGGCTGCGCAACGAGTGGGCGACCGTCGATCCGCGCGAATGGAAAACCCGCAACGACATGACGGTGCATGTCGGCCTCGGAAGCGGCGGCAAGAGCGAGCAGCTCGCGCATATCATGTCGATCATCGCCTTGCAGCGGGAAGCCTTGGTGGCGGGCAAGAGCAATCTGGTCACCGACCAGAACCTCTACAACGCCGCCAGGCAGGCGACCCGGCTCGTCGGCCTGCCCAACGTCGATCAGTTCTTCACTGATCCGGCCACGCAACCCGCCCCGCAGGCGCGCCCCGACCCCGAGATGATCAAGGCGCAGGCGCATGCGGCGCAGTCGCAGCAGGAGCTGCAGCTCACGGCCGCGAAACAGCAGGCCGATACCCAGCATGAGGCCGCCAAGATGCAGGCCGATGCCGCCCTCGCGCAGCAGAAATTCGAGCACCAGCAGCGCATGGCGTTGCTCGAGCACGATCTCAAGCTGCGCGAGCACACCATGATGATGGCGGCGCGGGCCGCCGAGCTCGCCGCGCAGCCGGGCCCGGACGGGCAGCCGCGCGCGCTCGACCTCGAGAAGATCCTGGGCGCGCTGGCGCAAGCCAGCGCACAGGCCCATGCGCCGCCGCACCCGAAGGGCATGCGGGTCGTGCGCGATGCGGCCGGGCGCGTCTCGCATGTCGAGCCGATGGGCTGAGACGCGCGGTCACGAATTCTGACTCGTCATGCCCGGGCTTGTCCCGGGCATCCACGCCTTAAACCGTTGGCACCAAAGACGTGGATGGCCGGGACAAGCCCGGCCGTGACGACGTGGAAGGATCGTGCCGAGAGAACGATGGGTATGAGACGACAAGCAACCAAGGAATAAGGCATGGCCACATTCAACAAGTTCAACGCTTTCGTGGCGGATGTCGCGAACAAGGTCCATAATCTGGGCGCCGATACCCTCAAGGTGATGCTGACCAACACCGCGCCGGTCGCCACCAATGCGGTCAAGGCCGACATCACCGAGATCGCGGCCGGCAACGGCTAT